GTGGGGGTGATCTACGTGAAGATATGAACAGTTGTACATACAGATGTTATCACGGTCTGCTGCTGCCCCTGCTGTCATCATAGCTCTCATACTAGGCATTACATCTAAACTAAATATGGCATCTCTTATATCATTATATATACTGTGTTCAATGTCATACCCTACAACATTACCCATATAACGATCTACTGTTTCGCTCCAACTCTCTCGTCTTTGTTCTTTCTCTAACCACCTAGCATAACGAGAGGTATGTATAAATGCTTGGTAGTCTGTTGGTAAATAATTGTTCATGTTTACTCCTGCGTAATTATTTTCATGTTTCTAATCTTAATGCCGTCCACATCGTGAATGTAATCTTGTAACGTGTCCTCTATTTCGGGGTCAATGAAACCGTCCACAGGAACAGGATACTCTTCTTCGTCAATCTCTAATGTAAGAAATACCTTAACTATCATCGACCACCTCTATCAGTTTATTCAAATACCACTGAGCTTTGTGTAGGTCTTCTAAACCATTTTTGTATTTGTATCTCCACAGGTACTTCATGATGTTACCCTGCAAATAATATTCAAAGCCATCGTCAGTAGCAGCACGAATGGCATTAATACATTCTATACCTGCTTGATTATAATGTTTAGGACTATTAACTGGATCATCCAATGTAATAGTCGTGTCTCCTAGTGTTAATGTATCTATAGTATCTGCCATTCGTATTCTCCTCTCTAAAAGTTTACTTTCAAAACGTTACCATCACGGTTTATTACTTTAGGTTTATCGTCTTCAAATTGTTCCTCTACTAACTTGAAAAGTTCTTTTCTAAGTGCATCATCCTTTTCTATCATAGGAATAGCACATATTAACATGTCTGTCAACATACTAAGGTGTGCATAGTCTGTATCCTGTAAAGTATTTTCTCCAGTAGTTACTTGACCCACATTAATCTCACCATTCCACTCACCGTCTTCCATTACAGGAGTAATTCGTATGATGAAATCATTTGGATCAAAGTTAATAAAGGTGTGATTCTCTTCCATGTCATCTCCTTTTTATTTTTTCGTAAGGAAACTCTACTAAGTCTGGATGATTGTCTTTACCTCTCTCACTCAACCATTCTTCTGGAATAACCCTGTCTGCATATAAGAACATATTACGTTCACACCATGTAGCATATGTATTCTTAGCACCCTTAC